TATACTCTTTAGTATACCAATAAAATATTGGAGGTACAGTTAGTAGTGCTAAGTATTCCATATTATACCTCTGGAAAAAGACATTCTTGAATAAACTTGTTTACTGTTGCTTCATCGAAGCCTAATGATTGCATAACTCTAGGCGTGTGAGGATTTTTCTTTTGATTTTGGCAATACCAATTTTGTTGTTCAGTATAATTAAAATTTTCTACTTTATACTCATAACTATGTTGAGCATTTAGTATATGTAGCGTGTCTAAATATTTTTCTAATGATCTCTTAGACAAATCTAATACTTCATTTAGTTCAAACTCAGAGTTAATATTACCAGCAGCTACCATTGATGGGCTAAAAATATTCCTAGCCCATTCGGGTAAGTCTCTTGGTTTACTCCACTCATAATCTTTTACTTCATTAGCAAACCACTTAACTAGCTCATGATCTTTATTTCCTGATGGACTAAAGTCATGGAATGCTCCAGTAACTTTTGTTGGACCAGCTATTAAATCAAAACCATAGATAGGTGCATCTGAATAAATCTTTGGAAATACACAAAGATGCATCATGAGAAGTTTCTTAGTATCCCTTGCATCTACAACATCTAAATGTGCTCTACGAATATTACCACTAATATAGATTTTATTTTCCCAAGGAAATGGATGAGTCTCTTCAGATAAGAAAGTTCTTGACTCTAATATATCTTTAAAGTCTTGTGTATGCTTCTCTAGTTTACTGAATATTATACTCATCAGCTAACTCATCAAATAGTTGTGTTGCAAAGGCAAAGACTATTTTGGCTTCATCAGCTAAATCGTCTGTAAGCTTTTCTCTTACAGTAGCAATAAGCTCTGCTCGGTTATAAAACTCATACATAGATGCAGAACCTGGAACTAGCTTCTTTAGCATTTGACCACCATACATATCACCAAAATGGCGTACATAAATGTGGGCAAGTAGTTGTTCTTTTGAGCATGTCTTAACGTATTCACAATAATTCATTGTACTAATATGCAAATGTTGTCTTGACTTGTCTCTATTTAGATCTCTTAGATCTTGTGCAATCTTTGCTGTACGTTTAATGGGTCCAATATCATCTAATAAACCTAATGCCTCAGCAGTTTGCTCTAATGCAGCATAGCAATGTTTTTGATTAAACAAAAAGTCACCATACTCCTCTTTTGTAATTTGTCCTGCAAACAGTTTCCTTACAAAAGGATGATTCTCTGCACTATCATGTGCATCTTTAATTAATTCTCTTAATGCCATCTAAACTCCTTAATAAAACAGGGAACCGAAGTTCCCCGTTTATTTTACTTATTTTTTACGACCCCAAAGAGTCATTGAATAGCGTGATCCATAAAATACAGGTCTAGCTTGATGTGGTAATATAGATGGAAAAAATACAGCACTACCTTGTTTAAGGGGCACCTTATATTTTTTATCTAATAAGAAAATATCTAGACCTCCACCTATATAATCTTTAGGGTCTGATAATTCAACCACACCCGAAAGAATTCTATAAGGTCCATCTGAACCAATATCCATATGTTTATTATAATGATCTAAAAAATTATATTTTGCTATTTGAATATGCTCAATTTCACTTAATTCCTGTAGATGAGTTGCTCCACTTTCATAGAACATAAGATCTACTATTTTCTTTGCTAATCTGTTAACTTCTTCGCCAGATTCAGGTGTAAGCCAAGCTACTTTTCCTTTTCTCTTTAACAAATTTTGTTTTGATTCAGAGGTTGTTGCTATTTTAAATTTGTCTTCTGAATATTTTATAAGAATCTCACACTCTTCTTTTGATAATACACTATTGTAATATTTATACACTGGTCTCATCTAAAAATCCTATATTAAAACTTACTATGATCCTATCATCTTTAGAATTATTTGGTAGTGATCTATGCGGTAGCCAAGAAGGAAAAATAACCATTAGTCCTTCTTCTGGAGTAATAGGATGTTTAGTTTCTACATTAGGGAATGTAGGCATATCAGTGTGCATAAACATTGTCTTAGCCACCCATGAGGGATCATGAAAAACAATATCTCCACAATCCTTTAATGCCTTAGAATAGAACACTCCGCTAAGATATGAGTTAGAATGAACATGCTCAGGTACAAAAGCACCTGGTGGATAAATTGTTGTCCACATATCAGTAACACACATTTTCTTATTATTAGGATTTACTGTATTTATCATAGTTTTAGAAAAATCAAAAATAAAGTCAGATACTGTTTTCCATTCTGGTTTATAGAATAAGTTTTCAGTAGAGTTAAAAGAAGTAACTCCACTTCTATAAAAATCTTCTATATTTGATGATTTTGTACCTTTGTCCCATTCTTCAGAAACTAAACTTCCTTCTTTTAGATTATCTCTTAAACTATAGGAAAGAGCATTAAGCTCTTCCCTGATAGATATTAAGTCCGACTTACCAATCAAAAGTGGTGTAGCCATTATTGGTCTTAAAAATTCACTCATTTACTAGGTCTCACTGGCCATTCTATTTCAGTTGTAGGATCTACATCTGGATATAGGTTTGTTAAATTACGGAGAGCAGTTCTATAAGCCGCCCATTCAGCTTTCTTTTCTGCACTAATAGGTGCATCTAAAGTTTGAGTCCAATCACAATCCCTTAACTCTGAATCACGTCTATGACGAATACAAAAGTTAGTTAAATGATCTTGATCATGTGTTATTACTTCCCAATTCCATACAAAATTTTCACCTTGTTTAGAAAAATGAAGTCTTTGCAAATACTGTTTTGCTGTAACCTCTGGTTTATTTTCTAGTATAGGTCTGTATCCATGTAATGCCATTGTCTCTGGAGTAATTTCAATTCCAGGAAATACATATTTAAGATTCTCTTCTATTACAGGAGCACCAATTGGTCTTTCATTTTGTCCTACTTCAATATATTCCATAATATTCCTTATGTTGCGTTGCTTGGGTATGACCTGTTTGGACCCCAGATAATTCGCACACCTCCAGTACCACCGTCTCCAGATGCGGAAGGCCATGAACTACCTGGACCACCTCCGCCTCCACCATAGGCACCACCTTGAATATTGCTAGAGCTTTGGCCATTGCCCGAGAATGGATTTTCCCCATAGTAACCATTGGCACCGCCATGAGCACCAGTACCCCCACTTCCATTACCATTGCTATTATTGTAGCCGTTCCATGGATTATAGAAAGCATTTCCAGGAGAAGGATATCCAGTAGTGCCATTTAAACCTACACCACCGCCAGCGCCAGCGCCATATGTAGAGCTATAGGAGGCTCCACCATACCCACCATTAATTACTGAGGAATTCCATGTTTCATGGTTATTGCCACCTCTACCCATGTATCCTCCCGCACCGCCTCCGCAATGCCAACTACCAGTGTATCCACCAGCACCACCTCCCTGACCTACATAACCACCGCCATATGTTTGATTGGAATTAGGGCCACTAGTTGAATAACCGTTGGCATTACCACCGCCATACCCTGCCACTGTATTAATATCTTTAAAAAAGCTAGTTCCACCTGTATAGTTAGTCGATGACCCTGTTTGTGGGGTTGAGGTATCACTTCTGCCACCTGCACCAACTTGAACAGCGTATGTGTTTCCTGGAGTTACTTTAATATTATTTCGCCAGCCTAAACCACCTCCACAACCAGCTGGATTTGCCCAACCATCAATCCCTGGTCCACCACCTCCTACACACACTACAGACACGGAATTGACCCCCGCAGGGGCAACCCATGAATATGTTCCAGGAGAAGTATATTGTTGTTGACCAGAAACTAATGTTGGTGCTATGTAACTAGTTTGATCTGCAAAGAAACTTTGATTAATTGGATAGTTCACACCAGCATAAGTAATATAAGCTCCACCAGTCAAATCTACTGCAGAACTACCACCTGCTTTTGTTTGTGTAACTGTACCAGCTACAAGTTCTTCAACTTCTAATCTTGTTGCCATAACAACTCTCCTTATTCAGGTTTAGTTGGGAAAGCAGGATTAAAAGGATCAGTAACAGTTTCCATAATGTCACGCAAAGCTTGACGATATGTTGCCCACTCTTGCTTTTTAGCAGCAGAAAGTTGTACATCACTAGCCTGAGTCCAATCACATTGTGAAAGTAGCAAATTACGAGTTTGTCTAACATTGTTAAACTCTCTAACTTTTGCTGCTTCTTGAAGTGTTGCTTGTAATTGTTCTAATTGCTGACGCTCTAAGAGTGTCATTTCAATAATTTCACCATTTTCAATTTTATTCATAATTTACTCCTAAATTAAGTACGATAAGTAACAGAAACAACAATACTACCTGTACGGAAATTACCAGAACTTAAGTAGAAACGAATACCATGCCAGTCAGCAGTAGGAGTACTTGTACTATAGTTATCCCATGAACTCATTTCTGATGCTGGATAAGTATTTGAAGAATATTGCCAAGAAATCTGGTTTCTAATATTCATACCATATGTACTATTTTTCTTAGGTGTCATTTGTGTTTCACCTGTCATGGTAAAACCATAACTATCATCAAAGCTTGCATACACATTAGTCCAGCATGGTACATAAATGTAACCAGAATTACTGTTATGGGCAGTAGAACCAGAATAGTTACCACCAGCATATTGATAGAACCATGAGCAACCCATATAACCAGAAGTAATATCTGCTGCAGATGAGTTCTGTCCATACATATACAACTGATAACCGCCAGAACTGCTACCAAGGTTATTATAATTAATTTTAACCATTTCTACTTTAGTAAGATCTGTAATACCTAACTCGGACCACATAATTTTTACAGAAGCAGCAGCGCCATCACGGTCATAAGACCATACAACTTTGTTTTGCTGGTTAACGCCAATTGAAGTGGGTGTTACTGAACTACCAGCAAAACTTAGTACGCCACTACCATTTGTTACTAGAGATTGACCACTTGTACCATCGAGAGTTGGTAGAGTTAAGGCTGGTCCACCTGATTTTTGAATTTGGTCTACAACGAGTTTAGACATAATTTATTTTCCTTAATTAAAGAGTGCAAATCCATTTGGATTCAACACGAAATGATATGCGTTTGGTGCAATAGTGTAAACTGTATTTGCTCCAGAAAGAGTTAAAACATCCATACTGAATGTTAATCTACCAGTTGCTAATGTTTTATTAGAACTAACTAGATTAGTCAATACTAATTGATCTTGAGAAATAGAATCAATTCTATTATCTACATATGTTTTAACAGCATACTCTGTAGGTACAGCAATATTACTTGCTCCACTTAGTGAGGGATCACTACTAAATTCATTAATAGATTCACCAATCTGTGCACCAATAGAACCTAATCGTAGACTTGTAAGACCACTTAAATCGAATGCAGATGCATCTAAAGTAGCACGACCTGTAGCTTGGTCTACTCGGAAGTAGTTACCAATTCTAAAATTACCATCTTGATCAGTAGATACGAAATATACACGGCCAGGTAGGTTCTCAACTACTTCATTACCTTGGGAAGCAGCCTGAGTAGGTACTCCTGGGTAATTAGTTGTAGCTCTTCCACCAGTACCAATACTTAAGAAGTCATGTCCAGTTAAACGCACTTGAGAGTAGTTATAACGGATATTGAAATGCTGACCATAGTAAGCATCGGCTGTATCTAGTTTTTCTTGGCTTAATGTAATAGTGGCAGTACCATTTACTGCATCCCATCCACTAACTGAAGTAATGATATAGCTTCTTGAGTCAGCACCAGTATTTAATGGCTCTGTAATATCTGTATTATCAGCTGGAGAATAAGTTGGACCTTCTACGAATTCAATAGATCCACCAGCAATAGGGCTTGCATTTAAGCCGCCTAATACTAAGGCAAAACCATATTGACCCATATGTGCATTTGTACCAACTAAAGTAGCAGTAATAGTACCATTAGCAATAATTGTAGATCCGTCTAGGAAAGGATAAATTGTTTCACCAGTAAACCTATCATAGGAGGTATTATTATGTGCTACAATAGTTAATGATCCACCTATAGCAGTACCACTAGACTTATAATATAGTGTTGTTCCTGCTAAAGTAGCATCTACTTGTATTCTAATTTCTCTTCCAGTTGCAGCGGCAAAACCAGCAATATAAGCAGCTCTATCAGCAACCTGAGTATCGTTTAACCAATAAGTTACACCTGTCGCATATGGGGTAGTCCCACCTGGACTTGTAGTAAAGTAAAGAGCTTCACCTACGTTAGTTGTATCATTTTGTTCAAATACATACTGTCTAGTAGTATACGCTGTAAAACTTAGTGCTTTAGTACCATTAAGATAAAATCCTTTAGCAGCATTGACTGTCTTAGTATTTACCTTATAAGTATGACCTGTATTCCCTAGTTTAATATCACTAACAACTAGTCTATGATACGCTGTACCAAGGTTAGTTTGGATATTAGTAATAGTAGCTCTA